GACTCCGAGAAAGAGCTACTCTAACGACAGAAAGCGAGAATTCGACGCTCGCCAGTGGTATGAATACGCACAAGACTTGAAGGATCTGTAAGATCTTACTGTCATAAAAGAAAAGAGCAGAGCTTCGCGGCTCTGCTCTTTGTTTGTAGAAAGAGGTCCCACCCTCTGTAAAACAAAAGGACCAATTGTGAGGGTGGGACCGAAAGGCCTAAGCGACCTTGGAAGCGATGAGCTCTTCGTAGAACGACTGGAGTTCATCGTCGGAGATCTGGAAGACCCAGTCTTCGGAGTTCATCATGTCGTTGTAGATGATGTCGTTGAGGACTGCGACCTGAGTTTCCTTGTTGAGGCCAGTGCGGAAGAAGGAGTTGAAGTTGTTCTTCCACTTAGCTGGAATCTTCTTAGCGTCCTTGACGACATACTTGATGTCGCCGATGAGCTTGGTGCCGGTCGGAAGATCGACAGTGTTCGGGTTGCCTTCTTCGTCCAAGCCCATCGTCTTCTGAATGTTTGCCCAGTCATCGAGAACCTTTTCAGCAGTGAGGTTCTTCTTGCCCGTGGAGCAGTTTTCGTAGAACGGAGCGAACTTGACAGCGAGAGGACCTTCGATGTAGCCAGAAGCGATGCGGATGACGAACTTGCGTTCGAGTTTGCAGCCCTTGACCTGTTCTGCGGACTTGAGGTTGTCGGAGAGCTTGATCCAAGAACGACGGCAGTGACGCATCGTGAGTTCTTCCGTGTTGACATCTTCTTCACCCTTGCCAGTGAAGGTGTCGAGGTCACGCTTGTTGTCGTTGAGGTAGTCGATGACAGCCTGATGGCAGCCGATTTCCTTAGCGTTGTCCATCCATTCGTTGAAGGTCGGATCGAGCCAGTATGCAGCGTAGCGGGAGAGCTGAGCAGCATCCGGAACTTCACCTTCGTAGCCGTGGTAGCCGGGAGGGTTAGCAGCGCAGATGATGCGGGAGCCAGGAGCGAGCTTGAGATCAGCGATCTTCTGTTCGAGGGTGAGCGGCATGAGAGTACCGCGAACTTCGGTCACAGCACGGAAGACTTCGTCGATGAAGAGAAGAACCGGCTTGTCCGGAGAGTACCAAGAAGTCGGGTTGTAGCAGGTTCTGCCGTTGACGATGCAGGGCAGACCGAGAATGTCGCCAGGGTCAGTGAGGTGAGTGCAGTCATATTCCACGCAGTCGAGCTTCAAAAGCTTAGCGACCTTGCGAACGACTTGGGTCTTACCAATACCGAAGTCGCCGACGATGAGCATGGTCTGATTTGCGGGGCAGCAGAGAGCGAGTTCTGTGAATTCCGCGATTGTAACTTTTGCTAGTGCCATAGTTTTGGTCCTTGAGAAGTTTGGCAGTTATCTTTTACAAGTAAAATATAGGATTTTCTTGAGTTCTTGTAAACCCCTTTTCTCAAGAAAATCCAAATTTTTTATGCAGCAGCGCCCTCGACGAGGTGGTCGAAGGAGATGTGGCGCTTGATGAACTTCGGAAGCGTGTACTTCTCTTCGGAGGAGATGACGAAGATCTCAGAGTCGATGTTCTTCTTCTGCCAAGACCAGATGCAGTCGGTGAAGAGGATGACGCCATCGAATTCGAGCTTGTGTTCATCCATGTATTCGCCGATGCACTTGGGGTTGGTGCCGCCACGACCCGGAGCTTCCATCTTCTTGATGTTCTTCTTGTATTCGAACGGTTCGATCATCTGAGCGTCCCAGAAGGAGACCCAGATCTCGGTCGTCTTGAGGAAGTTGTGAAGGATTTCGCAGCCCTTACGGATATCTTCCTCAGACATAGAGCCCGAAGAGTCGATAGCGAAGAGAACCTTAGACTTGCGGTTGTAGCGGTGACCCATGAAAGCCAATCCGTAGCGCTTGTTGAGTCTCATTCTGGTGCCGATCCTCTTGCGGCAGCGGATTGACTTAGAGAATCCGTTGATGATCGGACCGACCTTGGCCTTGCGCTTGTTCTGGAGCATGATCTCTTCGATCTGGTCGCCGCTGAGATCGCCCCAGTTTTCCGGCTTGCACTTGTTTTCGAGAACATCGCGGACGAGCTGATCTACCGTGTCGTTCTCGCCCCATTCTTCCGTGTTTTCGTCGCCAGACTCAGCCCAGTCCTTCATGTTCTGGTCTTGAGATTGCGGCTGAGAGTCGGACTGCTGAGGCTTGCCGTTTCCTGCGCCGCTTTGGCCGTTCTGAGGCTGACCTTCGCCTTCGCCGTCAGATTCTCCGTCCTCTTCAGATTCGTCGCCAGAACCGCTTCCTTGACCGTTCTGCGGCTTGTCGTCGGAATCCTTCTTGTCATCCTTGTCCTTCTTGCCGTTGCCGTTGAAGGGGTTCGAATCTTCGTCGGAATCCTCGTCAGAATCATCTTCATCTTCGTCGCCGTCACCAGCGCCGCCCTGAGACTTTTGATCTTCGTCCTTGTCTTGGTCCTGATCCTTACTGCCCTGACCGTTCTGGTCTTGCTGGTCCTGTTGATCTTCGTTCTTACCCTGACTTCCGGACTGTTCCTGTTGTTCTTCTTGATCTTCTTCGCCATCACCTTCTTGGTTCTGGCTCTGTTGGTTCTGCTGATCCTGTTCCTGTTGCTGTTGCTGCTGATTCTGAGTGAGCAGATCGTAGACGTTTTCGAAGTACCAGTCGTTGTTGGAGATCTTCTGATGAAGATGTTCTTCGATGAGCTTCTTGTTCGGAACGTCCTTTGCGAAGAGATCGAGAATCTCCTGAGGAGCGCCCATGATGAACTTGGAGAGTTCCTTAGCGTTGCAGAGAGCAGTAGAAGCGATGAAAGCGTTCTCGCCGACGAATTCCTTGCCGCGAGTGCAGTGATGAGAGATGAAGCGGTAGAGCTCGATAACGAGGAACATGTTGAAGGCGTGCGGTTCAATTTCGCAGATCCACTTCTCGTTATATTCGAAGACCGGAGTGATGTCGGTCTTGACGCAGATTCTGAGAGACTTGATCTTGTTGTTCACGCGCTTGGTGAAGAGAGCGTAGAAGTTGATCAAGTTGGGCATGAAAGCTCCCATGTAGTCGACAGCGTTGGCGAACTTGAGGTCGATTTCCTTTTGAGAGTATTCTATCATAATTGGTCCTTTTGTTGTTTACATGGTAAATATAGGCATTTCTGTGAGATTTCTAAACCCCTAAAATTGAGAAAATCTTAATTTTTCTGTTTACAATTTGCAGAGAAAATCCTATATTTTACTCGTAAACCAAACAAAAGGACCGCTTCTATGAGAGACAACCGCATAATCTACACGAAAGCCAAGATCGCTATGCTCGACATCGACACTGACAACAAGGGCATGATGGTCGCATGGAACTTCATCCGTGGCAAGATCGTCGCTTCTAAGTTCTTCTCAATCGTATTTCAGGATCAGTCAATTCTCGACGATCGCGGAATCGGCGGCTTCTTCACAACGAAAGAGTTTGTCAACATCCTCTACATCTCGAAGGACTATCTCAGAGACGGAAAGCTGCACTTCAACGACAATCGAGCTATGGCAGTCTTCCTTCACGAAGCGTCCCACTTCCTTCACTTCATCTCGAACATGGGCAAGTACACATCTCAGCTCGCTAAGGATCTGAACATTCCGACTGCCCAGATCTGCTCTCGCAGCAACAAGGAGCGCTACTTCGAAGAACGTGAAGCTTGGCACCTCTCCAACCAGATGAACCGCATGTTCCACATCGGAATTCAGGACGAGATCGATCTAGCGAACACTAGGAACATGCTCTTCATGTCGAGGCAGAACGGAATCTGCAAAAAGAGCGTCAATGAGATAAACACACTCACTGACGCTATGAAAATCGAAGATTTCGACTTCAAGAATCTCTAGAACTTGGATCTCAGGATCTTGCAGTCGAACTCTTGGTCGAAGAATAACTGTCCGTTATCACGGATCATTTTCTTCTTCCAGTCCTCATCACGGCCAGGAATATCACCCCACGTGACTTTCGTGCGTCTGAATCCGTTTCCAGGCGACTTGAGCCAGAGCTGATAGAACTCGTTCGCTGTTCCGTGCGGAGTAGATGTGAGGATCATTCCGGTGTTGGTAGTCGAGAAGACTGGGAAGGTGCAGGCGATGAACTTCGTATCCATTCCTCCCTCATGGCAGAATGCAGCCTCGTCAATCCAGATATAGTCGAGTGATCGGCCGTGGATCCATTTGTCTGAGAGTGCGCTACAGCCGATTCTTGAATGATTCTCTCTGAACTCGATCCAGCTCTTCGAGTTGTGCTTCAGTTCAAAACGAAGATGCTTCGGAAGATTAGCATACATCTCACGAATCTTCTGCATGATCTCTTTAGCTGCAATCTCCTTTCTAGAGAAAATCCAGAGATTCTTGTCGTTGTGGAACATCGCATACCACAGGAAGAAGATGGCTACGACAGTCGTCTTTCCGGTCTGACGAGCAGCCATGACCAGATCTCTGCTGTTGAGAGTCATCGTGAGCTTCTTCAGGAGTCTCGCCTGCCACGGATATGGCTCGAAAGGCTTGAGACCCTCGGTTGTGAGTATCATGCACTTCTTAGCGAAGTAGAGAATGTCATTGCGGCATCTCGTGATGTCGTCTAGCTCTTTTTGAGCCTTCTGACTAGTTACGCCTTGTATAATGATTTTTACAACTTTTCCCATTATTGCCTCTTAGTAGGTTTGTCGATTATTTATCTGAGGCTTCTATGATAAATACTATATGAGCATGGACTATACAAAGCTTTCACACGAATCGATCTTGGATGAATGGAACAACCGCATCCTAGCAGACGAAAAGTACAGAAATTTGAGTCAAGCGAGCATCTACGCTTACTTCCAAGAGATGTTCTCTGGCGTCATGGATATGACGAACTACTACATCCAGAGAACCGCCGAAGAGAACTATCTCGACACAGCTAAGCTAGACTCTTCCATCATCAAGCTCGGAAAGAATCTCGGCTATCAACCGAAGAGAGCAGTTCCTGCTGTCGGCAACATCTCTATCGAGCTGAGAGGACCTCTGCCTTCCACTGTTCAAGCTGGAGACACTATCTGGTTCAACAACGAAGATCTGAAGTTCACGTTCAATGGACATGACTTCATGCTTGACGCTTGCTACTCATATACTCTCACAGAAGCTGACGTTAGAGACGGCCAGAGTCCATCATGGCGCAAGAAGATCCTCTACGCAGTGAACGGATATGAGACACAGCAAGACGGCTACATTACGCTGTCTGGAAAGGTCAGCGCTACTGCATCTTCAAAGCTCAGATACATCAAAGTTGTTCAGGGAAAGAGAGCCGTCAAAGTTCTCGATCCAATAACGTACTCTAACAAGATCGGAAAGCAGTATCAATTCTATGACATCGACGACTTGAGCTTCTCTAACTGGTATGGAATCAGAGATCCGTTCGCATACGTCAACGGAGAGTACAGCAAGCAGTATGGAATCACGAAAGTTGGAATCGGAACTGACCAGAAGTCAGCATTCCAAGAAGACAGTCTCTTCTACATCGAAGACGAAGCTGTAGAGCTCTCCAAGGCGTTCAAGAACAGAAAGAAGTCTGAGTTTGGCGCAGATCTCAAGGTCTGCTGCATAAGATCGAACTACGACAAGACGGTTCGACTCTACTTCGGCAACGGAATCGACTCATCTCCCGGCCTCACAAGCACGGACCAGAATCTCTACGTCCAGTACTTCCAGACAGACGGATCAGACGCTAACTATCCGAACGCAGTCGGATCAGTTCTCTCAGCGCAGGGCAAGATCTACGCTTCTAGAGCTGGCAGCGTCACTAACATCTCCAACTATGTCACCTTCATGTTCGAGAGCGCTGTCCACGGCGGAACTGACTTCGAGAGCAAAGAGAGAATCAAGATCAACTCTAAGATCTACTTCGCATCTACTTCAAAGCTCATAACTCTCCCAGACTTCATGTCCTATCTGTTGACCATAACAGATCCGATAAACGTGAAGCACGCTATCGCTTACGGAGAGAATCAGCTGGAAGACTTATCAGGCGAGCACGACGCAGGAAGAACGAACATCGTTCTCTACACTCTCTTCTCAGACATCTACCGAGAGGCTAACGGACTCTATCGTCCGATCAACATCTTCGACGAGAACGAGGACATCTCTAACTCTTGCCTCTACATCGACTACAACACTTACATGCAGCACCTGTTCGACTTCGTGTCATTCCTCATCTACCCGAAGGGAACGACTTCTGATCAGTACTTGGACAGATCCACTTTCGGACAGTGGGCTGCACAGATTCGAGCTGACGCAGAGCCGAGAATGATCATGAACTCTAAGCTAGTCAGCCTTCCGCCAGTCTTCCACTACTATGATGTGGTGGGCGACATTCAGGTTGACAGACACGTTGACATGAGCAAGTTCAAGGATGAGCTGGAGAATTCGCTCTATCAGTGGCTAGCCGAGAACACGACTTTCAAGAGTCAGATCTTCAAGTCTGACATCTACAACAAGATTCTTGAAAATCCCGGAGCCAAGAGAGCTAACATCGACATCAAGGTCTCTGAGCTGATCAAGGGCTCTGCTAAGACGTACCGCTTCGAGCCAGGGTCTGTCAAGACTAACAAGAACATCTTGATTCTCCCAGAGCAGGACA